ATACATAATCGCTTCAATGACTTCATCAAAGTCACCGTCTGCTGTCGTGTTGTCTTTAACGACAATGCCTACGTGCAAATCAAGCTCTCGCTCTGTATGGCTAGTGAATTGCCCTGTTATATCTTCGTCTTTTGTATAGACTGTCAGATATGGGTAATTTTGATCTTCTTTTGGGTTTAATCTTCCACTATAAACACGATTTTCAACACTCGTTACACCTGCTTTTAACAGTTCTGTAAAGTATTTTCTTATCAGTGTTTTTTTATACAAGATTTAATCCTTCAAGTAGATATCAAAACCGCCGATACCGTCTTTTTTATTTTCTCTTACAATGTAGGATTTTGCCTCGATTGTAAGAACGTCGTCCTGCTTAATGTCAGTGTCTATTAAAACACCGTCTTTTAGCATTTTATTAGAGGTGTTAAACATCGGTTTATCCTCAATGATAGGCAAACCGCTTTCAGTTACTTCGATAAATGTATCAGTTTTAATGATGTCGAAAGTCTCACCCGTTCTCGTATTTAAACAAGACACTCCAAACTCATCTGAGCTTATCATGTTTAGGTGGTCTGATTCCAACGTATCATCAAATGCTGACATTATTTCTTCTTAGTGTCTTTGTTTTCGCCCAAAAGATCGTCGCCGCCTTTTAGTGCTTCTGCAAGTTCAGTTTTCAATGATTCGATCTCTTCGTCTTTTGCCGTTAATTCAGCTTTCAACGATTCCATCTCTTCGTTACTGCCAGATTCAAGATCAGCAACTTTTTTAACAAGCGCCTGGATCTCTTTGTCGTTTGCCGGTGTGTTACTTTTTTTGATCTCGCCTAAAAAGCCTTTTGATTTAAGATCTTTAGCTTGCTCTGCTGTTACAGTTGTTTCAACTCCGGCAAGGACTAATCCTAGCCCCTTGATTTTTGTTGATTTATTTAGTGTTACTTTTGCCATCCGTTACTCCTTATACAAGTACAGTCGCAACGATTGTAGAGTTTGCATCTACAAGCATTGGTGCGCGTGTTTGGATCGCTTCCATGTTTAGAACTTTTTTCTCTTTTGTTACTTTAGAGATAAAGTTTCTATTGTCTTTTACTGCGCGTGTCGAGCCTTGAATCTGTGAGAAGTCAATATCAAGATCAGGCGCATAACCTGCCATATCTACGTTTCCGTTAACAGCTGAAAGAACGACAACCTTCTTGACCGGTACTGCTTTTTGAGCTGCTCCGTCGCTGTCTGTGTAGTTTCCGTCAAAGCCCCAAATCTCGATACCTTTGTATGTTCCGTAGAAAATAGCACCGCTAATGTCTGCGAAAGATTCAAATACAAGATCACCGCGATCAATACGGCGTGCATCGAAATCGTCATTTGTTGCAAGCTTTTTAGCATATACGCGAATAGTTGCAAGTCTACCGATGATGTGAGTTGCGTTTGAACCATCTTGACCGATAAGATCAATGAAGTCCTCTGTATCGTCCTCTGGTACGCCTCCGGCCTCATCCCAATAGTTACCCGCTCCAAGGTCTACAGTGTTTGCGGCGTTACGGTTGAAGTCGATAGTACGGTTTTCACCTTTACCAAGAACTGTGATCGTTCCGTTGAACATCGCATCGATAGCCATAAGTTCCATTTTGTTGTCAACTTTGTCCATCTGCTCAGATTGAATATCTGCTACAAGAACCGCCGCTTTAGCCGCTGATGTTTTTTGAGTATAAACACTTTCACCGAATAGGCGCTTTGTTAACTCTTTTGCTGTTAGTGGTTCAGAGTCTTGAAGAGTTGGAAGCTTGAAAGTGTAGTTATCAAAACTTAGCTTTTCGCTACCGTCTGCTACTGCATCCGGGTTAACAAATTCTGCAACACGAACACCTTTAAACTTCTTGTCAAGCTCTACGATCTCAGTATCTTGACGTTCTTTTGATGCAAAGAATTGCATAAACATTTTCGGCTTTGGTGCCGCTTTTGCAAGTGATCCTTGCATTGTACGTGAAATGTCAGTAAATAAAATAGTACTCATTACTTGCTCCAATCTTTAAGTGTGATATCTTTCGCTTGAAGGATTCCGCCTACTTGCGCGATAGTTTGAACGCCCGGTAGTGTTACTACGTTTGAGTTGAACTCACCTGTGTAACCCACTGCCGCAACTCCGTCGTCTGCTGTTACTTGATCTTTCGATAGCACATAGATAGTCTGTGTGTTAAAACCTGCGATTGTTGAAAGAATGATATCGCTACCGTCATATGTTACACCGTCAACAGATGTTACGATCTGACCTTTTGTGTATGTACCTGCTGCAAGAGTGATACCTACGTCAGTGTTGATCTTTTTTACAAAGTTATCGTGTCCTACTGTACGAACTGCCATTATTTACCCTTTCCGTAATTTTCAAGAGCTGCGTCTGCTTCCGCTTGTGCTGCATCTTCTTTTGATAACTCTTCGTCATCTTTTTCGTTGTTGTCGTTAAGCTCTTCCGATGCTTTCTCAAAGTCTGCTTTTTTATCAGCTACCACTTTATCTTTTGCTTTTAAAAGTGCAATCGCTGCGTCTCCAACTGTTTGGCCTTCTTCTACCGCTTTCGCCGTAAAGTCTGCGTTTCCGCCTAGTGCCATGATTCCGCTGATGCGCTCACGTTCTGCTGATGCACCTGATAACGTAGCTGCTTCTTTGTCTGTCTTTAAAGCTTTGGCGTGATCGTCATTCAAAGCTTTAAAGTCTGCTTCTGTATAAGTTTTACTCATACTTTCCCCTTTTGGATTAGTTTCGATTTGTGCCAAAGCTCGGTTTACTCCGATGTCCTCTTCTTTCTCTTTGTCCATCCCCGTTTGTGCGTTAGGGATAGCCGGGATTCCTACAACGCTTGCTTCATTTAAAGCCCACTTTGTGACATCGTAATACTTTACACCGTCCTCTTCTTTTGAAAGAACTTTTGTGATGATGTCAATACCAACACTGAACGATTGTAAGAAGCCTTTTGATAGCTTTTTAAATATCTTCATCGATTCATCATCGTCAGAATCGAATACTGCCATCGCTTTTAGTTTGCCATCTTCTAGCCGTACATCTTCAAACTTTCCGATAGGTAGCTCATACGTGTTATGATTTATGAACAGAGACAGGATATCTTTTCTATCTAGGTTTACGTTTTCATCTCCGTGTAGCAAAGTAAGATAATATTTACCGTCCTGCCAGTTGTATCTCACTACTTCCGTTTCGTCTGATAAAATAACCGGTACTTTTTTGTTTTCAAGATCTACGCCGTCTTTTAAAAAGTGGCATGTTCCTGATACGTTGCATTTACTCATTGGTATTCCCTTCTGTTGTTTCTATCTCTTTTGGTATTAGACCATTTTTTCTTAATAATTCAATCTCTTTTTTCTTAACGTCTGCATTTATTTCAAACTCTCCATTGCCTATTTCCAGTGTCGCTTGTTCATGCGTTCCTAGATTCGCTTCAATAGCCATAATTTTAGCTTTAATGTCTTTCTGTGGGTCTACTGAGCCTATCGGTTGACCTAACCACATACATTGAAGGTATGCTGTTCTGTACTCGAAGAAATCAGGAATTACTATCTCTCCATTCAATACAGCCCATGTTAAAACCTGCTCTCTAGTAGGCTTGTTAAATGATGTATTAAATAGCACTCTTTCAGGATCTACAAACTTGCCCATCAATAACATAGACGCTCTCGACGCGCTATAAGAAGATGCAAAGATAGTCATAATTATTTCCAGTGGCATCCTTGTTTGTGACGCTACTTTTTGAAGGTTTGTTGATACGAACTTATCGTAGTTTGGATTGTCGCGGCCTTGTTGGTGAATCTTTAATTCATCTCCTACAGCTAATTGAGTGATAGAGTTCTCTTTTACTGTATTGTTTTTTGTCTGAGTCTGCTCACCTGTCAGTAGATCTGTTTCATTCCCGAATACATCTGTTTTTGCATTAGTCTGAATAGAACCGAAAAATATTGCTGCAAGTTTAGCCGCTTGCATTTCGTATTTCATGTACTGATCGATAGCGTCAACATCACGCATTACAGCCGACATAAAAGGAAGTCCACGAACTTGTTTCACGCTTTCTCTTGTAAATACGTGCAATACGTTTCGCTTTCCTTTTGAAAATGCGCTGATCTCTTTATAGGTTCCGTCTGATTGCACAAAAGAGTATTTTAAAGGCATCTTGTTTTTTGATAATTTGATGCCTTCTATATAGTCCGTCTTGTTTGAACTTAGGCTGTGCGCTCCTGCCAGGCTTATTTGGATTACTTTGCTGTCTCCTACCGGTGTAAGTGGAAGTGTCGCCAGTGATTCGCCGTCTTTTTTCCATACTTTATAAGCTAGTCTTTGGATGGTGTAAAAATTATCTTTAGCTGTTGAGTCGCAAATAGTGGAATCTGCCCATGCGTTAAAGTAATCATCAAAAATTGCCTCTACTTCTTTAATACGTTCTTCTGAAAGATGATGTAACTTTCTTTTTTGTATTGTGCTTTTTGCTTTTAGTCCACTTCCGATAACGTGATCTGTCGCCGCGTTGATAACACCTTTATAAAATCCGTTGTTTCTGAATTTCTCATTAGATGTTGCTCTCAGTGTTTGCAGTTCATAAAGCTCTTCGTCCTCTGTTTCATCAAAAATGCTTATATTGTAGTGAGGTGATTGTGTAGCGCCATCGAATAGTAGATTAGTTGCTTGTCTTAACTGAGCCGCTTTAAATCCGTATGCCGGATCGAAGAAAGATTTAGTTTTATCTAGCCAGTTCAATGTACTCATGCTGGATAACCTGCTGTGAATATAGTTCTGATTTTAGGTGCTGCAATTTCTTCACCCTGTAGTTTTGCTACTTCGTTTTCCCAATAGTTTAGATTTTTTAATACTTCTGATGCGTCGGCTCTTGTAAGTTCTCTTGATGAGCTTTGCCCGTTTGATATTTTGTAAGTTTTGTTTTGTGAGAGTGATTGGTTTGCTTTATTCCACAGCTCGTAATTATCAAGTGCTAATTCTAGTGCGCTTCTCCCATCGTTATTTCTTTCTGCTAAAAGCTCAAGTGCTGATTTTATAGCCATATGAATCCGCCTGCACTTTTAATTTTTCCTTTTGAACATTTCACTATATTTGATGTGTCTGCTCCCGTAACTCTACTTGCTATTGATATAGAATCATATTCTTTAATAAAATCTCCACATAAACTATATTGTCGTACTGCTTTGCAAGTCTTTTTATTAGTTCCTGATTTTATATCTTCATATGCTTTTTTTTTATTGTCTCCCCATGTCATTAACTGTATGTTATCCATCGCATATCCGATGTAATCATC